CCTGTTTCTGCAGTCGGCATCTTCACTAGCTTTGAAAATGTCGGAGTGTCTAGCACGAATCCTGGCTACATCATGATCAATAGTGAGGTCATTAGCTACACAGGAACTGATGCTACTGCAAGTCCACAAGTTCTAACTGGAATTTCTAGAGGTATTGATGATACTGTAGCACAGACCCATAAGGTCAATTCTGCTATTATGAAGTATGAACTCAATGGTGTATCATTGAGAAGAATCAACACCACTCACAACTTTGCCGATGTTGATGTTGCCAATAATATTGATCTCGATTCTTATTACATCAAGATTAATACAACTTCAACTGGTTTAGGAACTGCTAGAGATGGATCAAATGGTTTACCAATCTTAGCATTTGATAGCACTAAGCAAGGTGGTGGAAGAAGCGTAAGGGCAACTCAAAACATTCAGTTTGAGACCATTACACCTAATGTCCAGATTATGCTCCCATCTACAACACAAATTGCTACAAGAGCAAGAACTGTTTCTGGAACTAGCGTTGATGGAACTGAAGTTTCGTTCCAAGACAAAGGTTATGAACCAATTAACTTGAACGAGATCAATTCACTATCATCTCCAAGAATTATTTGTGCTGAGGTTAATGAATTAGAGCATCTATCCAATCTCCCTGGCAACAAGTCATTCACCATGGAAATGACTCTATCGACACAAAACAGAAACGTATCACCTGTTATTGACCTCGATAGAATTAATATTATTACTACATCAAATAGAATTAACAATGTAGTCACTGATTTTGCTAACGATGGTAGAGTCAATTCAGATCTAACTGATCCAACCGCTGCTGCATATGTAACTAAGCGTGTCAATCTTGAAAATCCTGCTACTGCACTAGATGTCAGATTTGCCGCTTTCCGTGATCAGAGCAACGATATTAGAGTCCTATATAAACTATACAGAGCAGATGCTCCAGATGGAGATCAGCCATATATCCTATTCCCAGGATATAATGGTCTTCTAGATGGAAATCCAGATACAAGAGTTCCATCTAGCAATAATAATGAATACCTAGACTATAAGTTTAGTGTGAATGATCTTCCAGAATTCACTGGATTCAGCATCAAGGTTGTATTTACTGGCACAAATCAAGCTGTAGTACCTAAGATTAAAGAGTTTAGAGCGATTGCATTAGCATAATATGAACAATCAATATGATAGGGAAGATAGGGATTTAATCCCTGTAGAGGGTAATACTACTCTCAAAAGGGATTCCTTCTCTAAAGCAATAATTAATACGGATAAGAATGCCTATGAAAAATATATTTCTTTGCGTGATCAAAGAAGTAAAGAAAGAGAAGAAATTGAGTCTATTAAAAGTGATTTAGCAGAAGTAAAAGCTTTGCTATCTCAACTCGCAGCAAAGTTATAAATACTTAAAGACAATAATAGTATGCAGGCATGTCTGTAAGAGTCGTCAATTTAGTAATACCGCAAGGCACAGATTTTTCTTCATCATTTATGCTTGAGGAATACAATGACCTTCCTATTGACTTGAACGGATATACAGGTGCATGTCATATTAAAAAACACCCATCGAGCACGTCAAAACATTCGATGGATGTGACTTTCCCAAGCCCTGATTATGGTGAAATCAAAATTTCTATAGGATCAACGGCATCTGCCTCAATTAAAGAGGGCAGATATCTTTACGATATTCTCTTAACTGAAACAGCGACTGGATTGAAAACCCGTGTAGTTGAAGGGACAGTAACAATTACTGCAGGAGTTTCAACCTCATGACGCAATTCAATACAAGAATATCTGACCAAAACAGGATTAAAGTTACTACCAATCTAAGGGGTGTAACAACTCTAAATGCATTGTCAAATGTTGATGTAACTAATTTGTCTGATAATGCTTTTTTAGTTTACGATTCAGCCACTGGTAAGTGGACTGCAACATCAGCCCTCGAAGCTGGAACACTCTTAGATGGAGGTGAGTTCTAATGGCTGTTGGAGCAACTATTCTTATTAAAAGAACAACGGGGGTAACGACAGTACCCACGTTACAATATGGTGAGATTGCAGTTTCTATTTCCACAGGTTCATTTACCAATGTTGGTGGTAGACTGTGGATTGGTGATCAGGCTGGAAATGCAATTGCTCAAGGTGGTAGATACTATACAAATCTTTTAGATGTTGAGCCTGGTGTAACATCTGCTGGCAAAGCGGTTATTTTAAATGAAGATGGTCAGATTAGCAGTCTTGATCTTGTTGGAAATTTAACTATTGGTGGGGATCTAACTGTTGGTGGCATAACTAGCTTCACATCTAGTACAGTTAATACCAATGTAATTAGCACAAAACCTGGAACTGGTAATGTATTATATCTTGATCCATATCCAACTGATAGCAATGAAGGCACAGTAATTATTAAAGGTAATCTTGAAGTTTATGGTGAAACTAGTAATTTAAATTCTAGAACAGTAACTGTTGAAGATCCAATTTTAGCATTAAGTGATCCAACCTCTGTTCGTATTATTGTAGGAAATGTTGGAATTGGCTCTAGCGTACTAGGAGTTGATTCTATTGCTGGTATTAATACTGGTGATGTTCTTAGAGGTGTAGCTGGACTTCCATCAGAAACTTTAAGCACGATTGTTTCTTATGATGAATTAAATAAGACTGTCAGCATTGCTGGGACAGTTTCAGCAGGAATTTCATCTGGAACAGAAATCACAATTGCTTATGGGTGGGATACTCAAACAGATAGGGGTATTTCATTCACTTACAATGATGATTCTGTTGGATTGGGAACAACTGCAACTAAAACTGGTTTCTTTGGTTTCCAAGATTATAATCAGAAATTTACTTTCATTCCAGATGCAACTATTGGCATCACAACATCAACTGGTGTTCGTGGTTATGTAAGTGGAACAAAGGGATATCTTGATATCAAAGGTATCTACTATCAGTTAGAAGATACTAGCACTAATGGCGTTGTGTATTTTGACTCCACTGGTTTGATGAATTCTACTACAGATCCTGCTAGTGGTTTATCGACTTCAAACTATATACTTACAACACAACCTGGAACAAATGTTCCTGTTTGGACTACTACTATAGATGGAGGAGCCTATTGATATGAATCCTGATGATGTGCAAGTTGATGTCAATGTTTTAGTAAAAACATTATCCGATAAAATGACATCGTTATACAAAGAAAATGCATTGTTAGAAGCAAAGTTTCAGAGTTTAATTCAAGACTATCACCAAATTCTAGAAGATAAACGAGAACTTCAAGCTGAAATAGAAAAAATTAAGAGGGAACAATGAAACCATCCAGCAGACAAGAATTGATTGATTATTGCCTACGAAAATTAGGCTATCCTGTGCTGGAAATTAATGTTGACGATGATCAAATTGACGATCTTGTTGATGATGCTTTGCAACTATTCAATGAGAGACACTTTGATGGTGTCGAAAAGATGTATTTGAAATATAAGATTACACAGGATGATATTGATAGAGCAAAGAGTAATGCAACAACAGAAAGAACGGTCGGCGTAACAACATATACTTATTACGAATCTCAGAATTATATTGAAATCCCAGATAGTGTTATAGGGGTTGAGGGAATATTCAGACTCGATGATAGCACATTGTCAAGTGGTATGTTCAATGTCGCATATCAAATTTTCTTAAATGATGTATATAATTTTACATCTATTGAGCTACTAAACTATGCAATGGTTAAAGAATATCTTGAGACTATTCAATGGCTAATTAGCCCAAGTAAAAAAATTAGATACTCAAAGCGCCAGAACAGATTATATATTGATATGAACTGGTCTGAAATTAATGTAAATACTTATATCGTAGTTGAGTGTTATAGAATTCTTGACCCAGCAGATTTTTCTAAAATTTATAATGACTCTTTCTTGAAGCTGTATCTAACATCTTTAATTAAGAAGCAGTGGGGTCAAAATATGATTAAGTTCCAGGGAGTTAAGCTTCCTGGTGGCATAGAACTAAATGGAAGACAGCTCTATGATGATGCTGTCAACGAATTGGCAGACATCAAGACAAGGATGTCTTCAGAGTATGAATTACCACCTCTAGACATGATCGGATAATAAAAGATGGCATTAAATCCATACTTCATTCAAGGAAATTATTCCGAGCAAAGACTTCTGCAAGATCTTATCAACGAGCAGTTGAAGATGTATGGTGTCAATATTGGATACCTACCAAGAGGTTATGCAATCAATGATGGAATACTAAGAGAGAATATCCTCGCACGTTTCAATGACAATTACTATATGGAAGCTTATGTAGCTTCTTATGGTGGATTTGGTGGTGGTGGAGATTTGCTGACTAAGTTTGGTGTTCAGGCAAATGATGATTTATCTCTAATTATATCCAAAGAAAAGTATGAAGATTTTATTACCCCATTCCTTGAAGCAGAACTAGCTGATGATAATCTAAAGATTACGAATAGACCAAAAGAAGGAGACTTAATATACTTCCCATTAACAGATACTCTATACGAAATTAAATTTGTTGAGCATGAAGTAGAATTTTACCAACTCAACAATCTATATGTTTATGAACTTAGATGCGAGCCATTCGTATTCGAGGATGAAGTTATTGACACTGGTGTATTTGAAATTGACACTACAGTTGCTGACAGAGGAGTTGATTCTATATTAACATTGACTGGAATTGCAAATACTGCTGGTGCTGGAACTACTATTATTCCTGCAGGAGCAGTAAGTCAAGTACACTTAGTAAATGATGGATATGGATACACATCAACACCAATGGTCACATTCTCTGCGGCTCCGTCTGGTGGTCTTACTGCAACAGCAGTTGCTATTACAACTAGTAGATCTTCTGTTGGATTCACATCAGCATTGTCAATCGAACGAATAGTATTGACAAATCCTGGTGGTGGATATACAGCAGCTCCAACAGTTACTATCAGCGGTGGTGGTGGAAGTGGTGGTATTGCCACTGCCTCAATCGCTGATGGAACTATCTCAAATATCCAGATTAATAATGCTGGAGCTAATTATTCAGGTGCTCCGACGATAACTATCGATCCACCTCTATCTGGATCTGGTGTAACTGCAACAGCAGAAGTTAGAATTGCAAATGGCTTTGTTTCCAGCATTTATATTACTAATGCAGGAGCTGGTTATACAACTGCACCAAATATCAGCATTTTACCTCCAGGTATTTCTACTGGAAATTATCTATACAATGAAGTTATTACTGGAGAAACATCTGGTACACAGGCAATTGTTAAGGATTGGGATGCCGTCAATAAGGTTCTTAAGATTTACAGATTGTCTGGAAGATTTATTCCTGGTGAAGTAATTGTAGGGTCTGCAGCAACGTATCATACAGGAATTGGATCAACTGGAAGATACATACTATACACTGCCGATTATTATAATGACGAGGAAAATGCCTCGCAGAATGAACTTATTGAAACAGAAGCAGACGGAATATTAGATTTTACAGAAAATAATCCATTCGGAGAATACTGATGTTAGGAAATTACTATTATCACCAAATCATAAGAAAAACTATCATTGGGTTTGGTACTTTGTTCAATGACATTGAAGTTAGAAAAGAAGACTCTAACGGTAACGTCGTGTCGGCTATGAAAGTTCCTCTTGCTTATGGCCCAACACAAAAGTTCTTAGCAAGAATTGAACAGCAGCCTGATTTAAATAAGAAAAGAACTATAACTCTCCCAAGACTTGCATTTGAAATGAAGGGAATACAATATGACCCTTCAAGAAAAAGCAGTGTAACGCAAACATTTAAAGCGGTTGATAATAATGCAAGACTACAAAAAGTCTTCATGCCAGTTCCATATAATATCAAATTTCAGCTTTCTATCATGTCTCAAACACAGGAAGATGTGCTTGAGATTATTGAACAGATTCTACCATATTTCCAGCCAGCTTTCAATGTAACTATTAACTTAGTTGAATCAATTGGAGAAAAAAGAGATATTCCCATTATCTTGGATTCTGTGGATCCACCAGATGATAATTATGAAGGATCCTTCGATCAAGGCAGGGTTATTATATATACATTAAACTTCACAGCAAAAACTTCTCTTATTGGGCCTGTTGTTGATTCGGCAGATAAGCTTATTAAGAAGGTTTCAGTTGATTACTACGGTAACACTACAACAACTGCAAAGCGTGAAGTACGTTATACAGCAACACCTAAGGCGCTGCAAGATTATAACAACGATGGTGTTGTAAATTCTGCTGATGATCCGTTAGTAGAGGCTGGTGACGATTTTGGATTTAATGAGACTGTTTCATTCTTCCAAGATTTTAAAACTTATAGTCCATCACAGCAAACAGATGTAGATCTCTAGCATGAATACTTTCGACAAAATTAGTGACGCTTTAAACGTTGAATCTGAGGTTGAGTCTTCAGAAATAGTTAAATCTGAAAAACCAAAAATTATTAAAGTTGAAGAACCTCAGAAAGACTATGAATATACTAGAGGTCAGCTTTATGCCTTGATTGAGAAGGGGCAAGAAGCTGTAG